CCGGCATCTTGTGCGATAACGGCATTATCTCTTGAAACAGCAAGAGATTGATCTAGAATTGCAGGTCTATTGCTTGAATTTTGGCTTATTTGTACACCCATGATTCTCTCCTAATTAATAACTTTTAAGTTTTTCAGATTGCGCTTTAAGTGATTCTTCATCTGAAATAGTTGAAGCGTTCTCGCCTTGCACTTGCTCTTTAACAACTTGTGCAGGTGTATCACCTTGAACTTTTGACTCATCTTGAGCTGCCGCTGAATTATTCTTTTCATTGATAGCGTCAATTGTAGTTACAGTAGTCTCAAGAGCTTCAATAGATGATTCACCTTTTAAAACCTTTACTGCTAACTCAGTAACTTGTGTAGGATAATCTGCTTTGAAATACTTTTCAGTTTTTTCAATTACAGAAGTCCTCTCTTCAGCATCTTTTGCAAGAGCTGCTGAAACCTCTTTTTTTACCTCAGCCTTAACATGAGCATCTAGCTCATTTTTAGCTTCGGGATTTTTTTCTAAAAGCTCTTTTAAACTCATATTTTCCTCCGAAACAGTTTCACTACTTTTTATACTATTGTTAGTAATAATTTCTATATTGTCAATCATTCCAGCTTCAATACTTTTTTCAGCCAAAACCATGCCACCCTGGCCAAACTTAGCCAAGACATCACTTCTAGTAACTTTACGACCTTCTGCGACTCTTCTAATGAAAATCTCTTCAATCTCAGTTAGTCCAGATTTAATTTTTCTTCTATCGTCCTCGTCAAGAGCATCTAGTCTCTTATTCGGAGCATTGTCTGAAGTAATAACAACCTTAGTAAAGCCTTGTAACTCATTAGCCTTGGTAGTATCCCAATATTCAATAACAACACCTATTGATCCAAAAGATGAAGTAAGAGAAGTGGCAACTATGGAATCGCATTGAGATGCTATCCAGTAAGCTGCACTTGCTGCCATGTTGTCTATTCTGGCCTCTGTAGGTATTTCCATTGCGGCAATAGCTTGAGAACAATTATCACACCCAGTAACCATTCCACCAGGTGAATCAACATTAAATATAACCTTTTCAACGTTATCCATTTCTGAAACTTTATCTATAGCCTCGATTATATCAAGATAAGAGCAGCAACCAAAAAATATTGTTGCACAATTATGCTTATTAACCATTGGTCCTGAAATATCAATATAAGCTACATTATCCTCAAAAGACAAAATCTCAGGAGCTTCATCCATCTCAATAACTTCTAAGAATGCTTTTGGATCTTTCTCAAAATTTGCATACATAGTTCTTATTTGATCAAATTGGTTTTTTTCAATAGCCCAGTGATCAGACATCATTTGCTGTGCAATTTTAATCTTTCCGCTTAATTCGTTTATTTCCATATTCTACCTTAATATCATTTTTTAACTTAATTTAGAGGATGTCAACAAAACTATTGTTTTTGGTCTTTTTTATTTCCACCATAAACATCTTTGTCCTTCATTCTCCAGAACAAGTGACCACAAAGAAATCCTAACAGAAAAGGTATAGATGGGTAATCATGCGACCATCTTATAACGGTTGCAGAAATTGACTCAGTCTTTCCTTGTTCAGCTATGATCCAAACATCATAAACAGCAACGACAACTACAAGTAAAATTGTAAAAATAGGAGTTATTTTCTTCATCTTATCACCTCCATGATATTAATTTTTATTTGATTGAGTTTCTAAATTAAAGAACCCTTGTATAAATTTTCTTTATAATCTCCATTATCATCCTTCTCATAAGACAAAAAGTCCAGTTTAGACTTCATATATCCTTTTAGTTGAGCAGTTAACATGGCATTTTGACTAGCATCTATTACTTGTAAAATAGCAAATGCTCCGTATTTTTCATATAAATTTAAGTATGGATCAAGTTCTGCTATTAGTTGAGCTATTAGGGCAGAGGCACCCTCTCCCCCACCTGCAGACATCTCGTCAAGTTCATGCTTTAACTGCTCAATTATGTTAGATCTTCTTCTCTTGGCTTCAGCCATACCTTGATGGCCTACGTACTTCTTAGGAAGAGTTTTTTCGTCACATAACTCACCCTTTTCATTATAAAACCTAACGTGCTCTAACCTATTCAGAACTTCTCTGTTTGGGGCAAACTTGGTATAATCAAATATCTTTTCTGCGATCAAGTCTGTCATATCTGGAGTTTCATTGTCTTCAAGGTATGGGTAATATCTGAAATTTAAAATTCTACCAAAAAGAAATGTGGGCTCTTCATGAAGCCTGGTAGTTATCTCTTTTTTAAGATCAATAGAGCAACACTCTTTTTCCTCAACAACTCCTTGTACATATCTCTTTACTTTGGGATCGTTCCAATCTTTTCCAATAGAGGAGGGGTGAACTCTAAAGCCAGGATCTGACTTGTTTATTTCGATATTGACGTCATGATTTAAGACTATAGTTTCATCCTTTATCTCTTTAACATAAAAAGTATATTCGTCAGATACCCTATAGACTAGAAATCTGTCTATCTCTGGGTGGTTCGCCAAAAACCATGGAATGTGTATTTCTGTTAGCTTAATAATTATCTCCTAAGGTATTACTGGAATCTCTTCTATTATCATATAGCCAATAACATCTCTTGGATCATTAATTCCTCCAGTTTTATTATACTGAAAAGAATATCAATTGAGTTGATCAAGAACAATGCCCCTTGACTATAAGTCTGCTATAAATCTCTTTGTTTCTTGGAAGGAAGAAACTTCCACATCGTTAGTATCAAAAGAAAATTTTAAAGTGCTTGTATTTCCAAGATCTCCAGTGTCATTTATATCACCTTCTCTGCAAAAAATTTCGATAACAGATCCAGCCTGCATGTTGTTTCTTGAACTCCAAACAAACTCTCGAACAATAGCATTCTCGAATGGACTTACCAGAGAACTTCTTCTTGATTGGTTTCCATTTTGATTTATAGATAACCAATCATTATTATCAGTTCCTGTGTTTGCAAAGTGGACAGTATATTCTCTAGGCCTAAAATATCTAATTAGTCCATCATCATACTGTATATATTCTCTATTATCGCTTAGTAAGCGATATAGTAAATAATTACCTGAATCTGGAGGCGAAGGGTGCGCACCTAAAAGTGGCAACTCCCTCGCATTTTCAAAAAGATTACTCATTAATTAGCAAATCCTATCAACTCAACAGTAGTATTTGATAAAGTCCTATTTGGGTGTAAAATTATTTGATTAGGATTAGTACCCCTCTTCGTATTGATATTTATCTTTCTTCCTGCCTGATTATAAACTTCAACAGAAGTTATTCTACCAGAAAAAACTGCTGTTACAGTGGTATCTGTATTAGCTGGTAAACTTACTGTTTGAGAGTCAGTATAAGTTAATTTACTATCATCTAGGTTTCTTTGAACACCAACAAATTGTGCTGCTGAATTTGCACCATCAGCAGTTGCAATAAGTAAATCACCTACACTTAAGTTATCATCACCAAGGATACCTGTTATAGTTCCAGCTACTGATATTGTCCAAGTGTCTCCAGCCTCAATCGCACCGCCAGCCCCAGAGCCAGTTGTTGGGATTCCAGTAGATGCATCATGCGGACCTACAAACGCACCTCTATCAAGGACATCTGATAAGTATGCTATAATTTTAATTACTCCACCTAGGTATATCTTAACAACACCCTCTGTGGTATTTATCCATGGACGACCTTCAAATAAATCAATTGCAGCAGGATCTGCTGCTAATTTCTCAAGAGAAACATTTCTAATTTCATTTTGGTCCATGTCAATGTGATTTACAAAATCTATTGTTTCTGCCACTTTAAACTCCCTTAGTTACAGTTATCTATTTTACCTTCCATTTTATATGTCAAATTCATGAGTGTTTTATTTGCACAAACCTCGACACTTGTATTTAAATTTTTATAAGAAATAAAAACCTGCTTACCATTATCTTTATAAAAAGTAATATCGCAAATTTCAATTATATTTTGTGCAAGTATAGTTAATGGTACACCACCAATAAGGTTAAATATACCTTTTTCACAGGTCACATCACCACCTCCACCATTAGCAGTAATTTCCGCCACAACATTAAAAGCAACCTCTCCGTTACTGTTTGTTGTTGCTGCTGCATTAAGTATTGCTGCATCTGGATCTGTATTACCTATCACGTTTGTTACATCATCACTCATAAACAAACCTTCACTTTACCAGTATTTTTTTCACTAACACAATAGATATATACATCTATAGGTACTGTTGAACCTATTTTAACCATATTAATATTTATTGGTATACCCTCTTCTTGATTTTGAGGAGGAGCTTCACCAGTCAATCTATATGTGTGGTAGTATCCGATTTCAGAGATAACTGGAAAAATAAGACCATAAGTCACATTTTCTGCAACCAATGTCCATTCTCCAGGAACTGTCTCTATATCAACCGGATTTGCCATTATTCTTCTTTGTCTGAGTTTTTATCAGTATCTTCTTCTGGATCAAGTGTCCATTTTGCAAAAGGCAACTCTTCAAATTGAGTCTTAAGCTTTTGTCTATTAGTTCTACCATCAGATCCGTTGTAATTTTGAGCAACTCTGTCAAGATCAGTTGCACCCATCTCAACATAAGCCATCTCTGCTTTTGCTGTTCTCATTGGATCTATATTAGGCATAGGTGCACCTATCCATCTACAGTCTAGCCAAGCTTGTCGCATAACTGGATCTGAGAAACCTGGTGCCTGAATTGTGCCCTTGGCAACTTCCTCAGAAAGCCAAGATTCAAAAACAGGATTCATAAAATCATCAGCCATCTCTTTACGCCAAATTTCTGCAATCCTCCAAAAAAGAAGCAAAGATCCACGACTGGCACTGTAATTTTGACCAAACTGCATCTTAAGAACTTCTATTGGCATACCTCTTGAGGCTGAAACATATCCTAAATAAGAATCTACAAACTGAGAATAAGCCTCTGTGTTTTGCTGAGTTTCAAAACTCTTAAGATCTTCACCCTTTTTAAGATTAAATACACCAACACTACCTGGAGTCCTCAATGTTGCTTCTGGAATTGATTCATAGTCAAGTACGCAGTCATCAACAACTTTTTGGATCTCAACTTCACTATCACTATTAAATGATGTAGCTGAAGCTGGGCCAGAATTAAATGAAGCTAAATCCTCCAAAGGATTAGATGCATCATTTTCTTCTGATGGCTTGACATACATTGTTATTTGAGATTGATTTATTGCTTTTTTAATATTTGAAGTCTTGAAATCTGTTATATCACTAAATTCCTGAAGAGAGTGTTCCATTGGGGAGTATCCACGCCCTTGAGAGAAGTACTCAGGCATAAAACCATGGATCATCATGGTTTTTCCAGATTTTTTACCCTTAGCCGGAATTGTCACTGACTTTGAAGTATTCTCTTTCTGATTTTTAATCCAAACATTGTAAGCAATTTCCTCGCCTGCAGAATTTCTTTCAATACCATCATCACTAAAGCTATGACCATACGTACTATAAAACTCATCGCCTTTAATTTGGTTTGGCTCTATAAATGATAATTGAAGTGGATTTATTAATTTTCTATCTGCTGAATAATGGAATCTAACAAAACAATCATTATCTCTATGTTGGTTTATTGAATATAGTCTTTGATTTTGATAAAAAGTATTTATTCCATTTCTAGAAGATTTTTTAGATTTTGCCCATAAGTCAAAAAGTATTTGAACTTTACGGCCCCACTCTTCTGCTTCTTTTTGAGTAATTCCCAATATTTCAGCCTGAGGTGTACATTCTAATCTTAGGCCAGTATCAACAACTGTATCAGCAAATCTATTAACCAAAGCTTTTGCCTCTGGTGTATCATGATATGCATTTCTAGCATTTGTTCTTGTTAGTCTATTATTAATAAAGTGAGAATAACCAGATCCTGGCAAACCACCAGGGTACTTTGCTCCACCCGATTGTCCACCATAAAAGCCATCAGCAAAGGCCATTTTATTTTTAGAAACTACTTGTTGAATAACCTTAACCTTGTTCTTTGCAGAAACCTTAGGTTTTTTAAATCTATCTAATATGCCCATCTCATTACCCTTTAATACCTACCACAACCTCTTCTTTTAAGAGCAATATTTGTCAATCCCTTGCCAGATATCCTTCTTTGAAGACTCTCAATCTCAGATTCAAGCTGATCTATTTGATCCTTGACTTCTGAAAGTTTTCTCTTCTTTGCTTGCTGAGATCCATCACCAGAGTCAAATCTATAAGATTCAGTACCATCTGAGATTAACTCATCGTAGGTTATATATAATTTATCTAATAAATCTTCTTTTTTCTCAAGCCTTGCTTTCAATCTAGTTCTAGTTGTCATATGATCAGTTTAGAAAAAAAAAGTCCCACCGTCAATCAGATACTCCCATCTTGTTCTTTAAGAACTCAATAACATATCTTGTGTTTATTTGCTTGAGGTCATTTTCGCTAGCCCCACGGTCTTTCAATCTTTTCCTAAAGCTCTCAATTAGGCCATTGAGGTAAACGTCACCTGCGCATAACGCATAACACCTACAATCTAGGGCTTCATTTCTTTTACCATCTGGACAATAGAAATTACCGTCAACTCTCATTTCCTCAGCTGTCAACATCTTAAAATAGTTATCTGGCCTATCAACAGGAAAATCTGAGAATCCTGGGGACTGTATATCCAGGTCTTTTCTCTTTATTTTCAAATTGTTATATACCACTTTTTTATAATAATTTGTAGATATATTATATAGAAAAGTATCATCGGCAATTTTAGAAAGCCTATATCTCTTATAATCAGTCGCTGTTTCCTTATCAACACCATTATGAACGCCTACTTGCCTAAAGCCTTTAATTGGAAAAGTATTATTCCACCTACCAGTAAATCTATAGACTGTTTCCGTTAATGTACCATCTCCAGAATCCACAAAGGTTGTTGATACTGGAATTTTGGTTCCATCTTTCTTTGAAAAACAAAGATTTGTATCTACGGCCCATTGATTTAACTTTTCCCAGGCACCATCGTAAGGATCATCCACTTCACCTTCAATTCTCTTATACATTATAGAATAAGTCCTATAGCCAGGACCGTGACCGAGTACTTCCAGTTCTAGCCGTGGTGGATTTTTATCATCCTTCTTACTACCTCTTTGAACATCTATACCAATGGTAATATAGAGAACCATATCCGGAACAATTCCCTCTTTGTATTCACCTCTAAGCTCAATTACTTTGGATAGTTTTGGCTTTTGTCCTTCTTGTTTATAAGGCATACCTAAATAAAGATTTACAAAGGATCTTTTTGCATCTGGATCTGGATCATTTTCTGACTTTTCATATTTTAAATATAATTCTTCCCAGCTCATCATCCCAACTGGAGAATAAAGAGAATTTATATGGTAGGATCTAATTGTCTTTGCTGTAGATCTCGCAGTTGGAACCCATCCTCCATTACCATTAAATGCTTGCTCGAACATCCAATCTTTATGATAATTATAAATGGCTTCACCACAATGTTTACATGCA